GTGGAATGCGTACTATGAAGGCAAAATTGAGCCTTTCGCCCTTCAACTTTCCCTTGTCATGTCAAATATGACCTTTACGCCGCGGGAGATCGCCCACGGGAACGCTATCACGTTTTCAGCAAACAGGCTTCAATATGCAAGCAATCAAACAAAGCTGAACATTTCCACACAGCTTTTTGACCGCGGGCTGCTCAACCGTAACAGCGTTATGGACATATGGAACATGGCGCACGTTGAGGACGGCGACAAATACTATATCCGCAAGGAATACACAGAGATTTCACAGCTTGGAAAGGAGGAAATCACAAATGCCGGTGGTGAAGGATCGGGAATACCGGACAATGGTTCTTCCGTTATCTCTGCCGAAGACAGCAGAGAAACGGATCAACAGTGAAAAGTATGTTGAAGGCTACGCGACGACCTTTAACAAGCCGTATCTGATTTATGAGTGTGACGGGGTGCAGTATTTTGAGGTCATAGACCGGAACGCCCTTGCGGGCGCGGATATGTCCGACGTTATTATGCAGTACGACCACCAGGGGAAAGTGCTTGCGCGGTTATCCAATAAAACACTTGGGATCGAGGCCGACGAAAACGGCCTCTTTTGTTTTGCGGACTTGTCGAAGAGCCGCGCTGCTCAAGACCTTTACGAAGAGATCAGCAACGGCCTGATTACAAAAATGTCCTGGGCGTTCAGAGTGGAAGAAGACGCATACGACAGGACGACACACACGCGAACAATCTTGAAGATCAAGAAGGTTTACGACGTTTCCGCGGTATCATACCCGGCAAACGCCGATACCGATATTGCCGCGCGTTCTTGGATCAACGGAGCGATTGAGGCCGAGAGGCGGGAGGCGTTAGCGCGGCAGGTGCAGTTACTTAAACTAAAAATTTTATTGGAGGTATGACAAATGAGATTAAGCGAAATTGAAGCCCGCCTTGCGGCGATCAAGAAAGAGCTTGAAGAGCGGGGCGCGGAGCTGACCACGGATCAGTTGGTCGCGCTTACGAATGAAGTTGACGCCCTGAAAGCGGAGCGGGCGGAGATCATGTCCGCCGCCGAACAGCGTTCTTCCCTTTTGGCTTCCATTGCCGAGGGAACAAGCGGCGGCACCATTGTTCGTTCCTTCCCCTCCCCCGCCGCCCCCGCTGGCGGTGAGCAGCGCGCGGAAACTGACCCGCTGGACACCATGGAATACCGCCGTGCGTTCATGGACTACGCTTTGCGCGGCACGCCTATTCCGGCAGAGTTCCGCACGGATGCGGTATCGAAGACCGCTGATAACGGCGCGGTGATCCCCACAACGATCCTGAATCAGATCATTGAGAAAATGGAAGCTGTGGGCATGATCCTTCCGCTGGTGACGCGCACGGCCTACAAGGGCGGCGTGTCTATCCCCACGTCCAGCGCGAAGCCCGTTGCGACATGGGTTGCAGAAGGCGCAGGGAGCGAAAAGCAAAAAAAATCCACGGGAAGCATTACTTTCGCTTACCACAAGCTGCGCTGCGCCGTGGCCGTGTCTCTGGAAACGGACACTATGGCTTTGTCCGCCTTTGAAGCAACGCTTATCAATAACGTTGTGGAGGCAATGACGAAGGCCACGGAACAGGCCATTATATCCGGCGACGGAAGCGGCAAGCCGAAGGGGATTCTTGCCGAAACCGCCCCGGAGGGGCAGGCGCTGACTTCTGCCGCGCCCACATACACCGATCTTGTAAAGGCCGAGGGCGCATTACCGCAGGCATACGAGAACGGCGCGGTGTGGTGCATGAGTAAGAAAACCTTCATGCAGTTTGCGGGTGCGGTGGATGAAGTGGGACAGCCCGTAGGCAGGATCAATTACGGACTGGCTGGTAAGCCCGAAAGGATTTTGCTGGGCCGCCCCGTGATCTGCTGCGACTATGTTCCGTCCTTTGCTTCCGGCATGGCCGAGGGAACGGTGTTCGCCTTCCTTTTCAATTTCAAGGATTATGTGCTGAACACCAATTACGCTATGACCGTGAAGAAGTATGAGGACAACGAAACGGACGATATGGTAACAAAGGCGATCATGCTTGCAGATGGCAAGGTTGTTGACGTTAACTCCCTTGTTACCATTGCTTCCGCCACGGCATAAACGAAAGGGGTGAAGCACAATGCTTGACAAGGTGAAGAATGCCTTGCGTGTGAAAACAACCGCCTTTGACGACGAAGTGCAAGGGCTGATCGACGCTTGCAAGGCCGATTTGCGCCTTGTCGGTGTTAACATCCCAGAGGAACAGCCGCCCGCCGAAGGTGAATTGCCTTCGGCGGGCGATCCCCTTATCACGCGGGCTATTATCCTATACGCAAAAGCAAACTTCGGGTACAGCGAGAACAGCGAGAAATACCGCGCCGCATACGATTACTTGAAGTGTTCTTTGAGTTTGGCGGGTGATTATCATGCGTTGGATTGATGAAATTACCCTGATTGCCGTTAAAGAGCCGGAAGAGCGGGTAAACGAAAACGGCTTCCCGAATGAGCCGGAGGAAACGCGCACCGTGCTTTTCGGCAACAAAAAGTCCGTGGGCTTTTCTGAGTTCTACAAAGCCGCAGTTGCAGGCTGCGCTGCGGAATTGAAGGTTGATGTTTACACGGAAGAATACGGCGGGCAAAAGCTGGCCGAAGTGGACGGCGTGCGTTACAGGGTGCTGCGGACATACCGCGATCCGAAGAACACAGATATAACCGAATTGACGCTTTCTGATCTCAAAGAAGTCCAGGGAGCCGAAGACGGCGCGGAGCCGGACACCGGAGGAACAGAAGGGGGCGGAGATATTGGCGCAGTTTAAAGTTAGCGGCATTGAAGGCTTTGAGGACAAAATCTTGAAGCGCGAGGCCGCGGCGACGGCGGCAGTTCCCGCTATGCTCAAGGCTGGCGCGGCGGTGCTGGTGAAGGCACAGCAAGCGGAAATCCGAAGTACATTTACAAGCGACAGGGTAACGGGCGATCTTGCAAACTCCATTAAGGCAACGTCTGTCAAGAAAACCGGGGACGCGCAGAAGATAGAGGTATACCCGCACGGGACAAACCGCCGCGGACAGCCTAACGCCACAGTTGGATTTGTCCACCAATACGGGCGGTCAAATATGCCCGCGCGCCCGTGGTTCACAAGCTCCAATGAGAAGGCCGCGGACGAAGTCCAGGAGGCAATGCGGCGGGAATGGGAGGCACGGCAGAAATGATAGATACCGTTGACGCGCTGGTTAAATCCACGCTTGCCGCCCTCTGCCCGAATGTGGCGCGCCTGCTTTACCGCGGGAAGGCTGGTACATTCTTCACATATCAGCTTGTTTTGTCCCAGGACAGGGACGCGGCAGAGGACGAAATGCAGGGGACGGAATACACATACCGCGTTGATATCTATTCAAAGCGGGATTATATCGCCCTGCTGCGACGGACAAAACAGGCGCTGCGGGCTGCGGGCTTTTACGGCATCACGATTGACCCGGAGGTCTACGAGCCGGACACGGGCTTTTATCACGTCCCCATTGAGTGTAAATTTTATGAAAAAACGGAGGTATAAAGACTATGGCAACAATCGGTTTACGCGATCTTTACCGCGCCCCGATCACGGTTGACGAAAGCGGCAAGGAAACCTACGGAACACCCGTGCGCATGGCTAAGGCCATAAGCGCGGAAATGTCCGTAGAGGTTGCGGAAGCGATTCTTTACGCTGACGACGGTGCGGACGAAGTGGCAAAGGAATTTGTTTCCGGCGAATTGACCTTGAATGTCAATGATCTTCTGCCCGCTGATCTTGCGGCCATTTTGGGGCAGACGCAGGACGCGGACGGCGTTGTATACGCCGGGGAGGAAGACGACCCGCCCTATATGGCAATCGGCTTCCGGGCGAAGAAGGCAAACGGGATGTATAAATACATCTGGCTTTACAAGGTCAAGTTTGCTATCCCCTCCGAAAACTACGAAACGAAGGGCGACGGCATAGAATTCACCACGCCGGAGATCACAGGGAAGTTTATTAAACGCCCTGATGGGAAGTGGAAGGCGGAGCACGTCGCCGTACCCACGGAAGCGGCGGCGGCAAACTGGTTCCAGTCCGTGAGGGAGCCGAAGAACGAAGCGGCGTAAAGCCGGGAATATGAAAGGAGGCACGGGGGAGCCTTTAACGGGGCTTCCCCTATTTCACTATGAGCGCAATTAAAGACGGACGCTTGCCGATCACCCTTGACAGGGAGCGGCATTTGCTGTTTTCCCTTAACGTCATTGACGAAATGCAAGACCGCTTCGGGGGCTTCGACAATTTAGACGAAGTGTTGCAGGGCAAGGACAGCATAAAAAATCTTCGCTGGCTTCTCACCCTGCTTATCAATGAGGGGGCGGAGGAAAGCGAAGAGCCGTTGACCGAAAAGGCCGTAGGCCGTATGATCCATACAGGCAACTTTGACGAAGTTAAAACCGCTATTTTCCGCGCCTTCTCTTTGGGGAACAGCGGCGGCGCTGATCCGCAGTCTGACGAAGACCGCGAAGAGGACGAAGACGACGGGGAAGAGGAAAAAAACGCGGAGGCGGGCAAGGCTTAATTGACCTTGCCCGCCTGCTTTATATTGGGGTCACTCTTTTACGCTGGCCGGAGCGGGAAGTGTGGCGCATGACGCCTTACAAAATCCTGACGCTTTTTCGCATCCACAGGGAATTTAACCCTGAGCGCTTCAAGCTGGAAGAGAAGGAAGCGGACATTGATGATATTTTCATGGGCTTATAGCCGCACCGCTGCGCCCCTTTCGTGTTAATAATCAGATTTGTTCTTTACATTAACACGAAGGCCGCTTATAATCGTGTTAAAGGTCAGAAAAAGTGTTCTGTCCTTGTTGCCAAAACGAAAACACGAAAGGGGCTGTTCAAACTATGAAAAAAACAAAACTGATCTTGTGGGTGCTTGCCGTTCTGTTCCTGCTTTGTTCGCTTCCGTTCTTCGGGCAGGGGAACATAACCGAAGGCGTGTGCGGCGTTGCTATTGCTGCGGTGCTGTTCTTTATTGGCCTTCGGAAGAAAGCACAACCAGACACAGAGGCCGCGCCCGCCGCCGCGCATACTCCGCAGGCGGAGGCGGCGAAGCCCGCCGAATACTCGCAATCGGACTATGACTTTCTACGGGTGAAGGTTGCTGGTGTGACCTTCAAGAACGGGCGCAATAGCCGTCAAACCATTCTTCGCAAAATCCATTTCAAAGACCCTCCTTTTGATAAAGGCAACATGGAATTGACCTTGCAGCGGTACGAATGGGAAGGCGCGCCCGCTTTCGGCGTTTATGTGAACGACGAACAAATAGGAAATATCCCCGCAGAGCATGTACAGTATGTGCAGGAAAATTTCTCACGCTGCGACGGAATAACAAATATAGACGTTTACGGCGGAGGGGAAGGCCGCAACTATGGCGCGGAAATAATCTTGCGCTTCCGGAAACAGTAATCAAAACGCAGTCGGCAAAATGCCGATAGATCAAAACATAATATAGTACAGCAAAGCCCCGGCGTTAATCGGAAAAGGTTAACGCCGGGGCTTTGTTATGCCTAAATCCATGTAGGAAGGGGGCTTTTCGCTTGGCCGGGAAAGAAGATCAGATCAAAACGGCACTTGTCGTTGAGGGTGAGAAGGAATACAAAGAAGCCTGCAAGGGCATTAACTCTTCTTTGCGCGAAATCGGTTCGGAAATGAAGCTTGTTTCCGCGCAATTTGAGGGGAACGCGAAAAGCACAGAAGCTTTGACTTCAAAGCAGGAGGTTTTAAAGAAACAGCTTGCGGAGCAATCCGAGAAGGTGAAGGCCGCGGAAGAGGCTTTGCGCAAGATGAAGGAAGGCGGGCTTGACGAAACAAACCCCGCCGTCCAAAAAATGCAAACAAACCTGAACAACGCAAAAGCTGAAATGGCGAAGACCGAAAGCCAAATAAAGAGCATAGACGGCGAATTAAAGTCTTCAAAGATAAATTGGGAGAGCGTGGGCGAAGTCGTGGGCAAGGTCGGGAAAGCCTTTGGGACGGCCCTTGCCGCCCTTGGCACGGCGGCGGTTGGAGCGGCGACAGCGCTTGCCGGATTTACTGTTTCTGCCTCAAACTATGCTGATGATATTTTAACCATTTCCACAAATACGCATATTGCAACCGACGATTTGCAGAAATATTCCTATGCGCTCAACTTCATTGACGGTGATTTGAATACCTTAACCGCGACAATGAAGAAGAACACACAGATAATGTCAAAGGCGCGGGACGGCAACGCCACATATTCCGCGGCCTATGATAAATTGGGTATTTCCGTTGCAGATGCAAACGGCACACTGCGCGACGGCCAAACCGTGTACTGGGAAGTCATTGATGCGCTGGGAAAAGTCGAAAACGAAACGGAGCGGGACGCGCTGGCAATGACGCTTTTAGGGAAAAGCGGCACGGAGTTAAACACCATCATTGACGCAGGATCGGAAGCGTTTAAGGCCCTGGGCGACGAAGCGGAGGCAATGGGCGTGGTTATGAGCGAAGAGGCCCTTGCTTCACTCGGACAATTCAACGACAAATTGCAAATTTTAAAAGCGGGGCTTGAGGGCCTAAAGAATTCGGCGGGCCTGATTGCCCTCCCCTTCCTTGACGTGCTGGCAGGCGACGGAATAACCATATTGCAAGACTTTTCAAAGGGCATTCAGGAAGCAAACGGCGATTTGTCCAAAATGGGCGACGTGATAGGTGAAACGCTTGGAAGCGCGTTAAACCTTGTTTTGGAACAGTTGCCTACTTTTGTTAATATGGGAACACAAATGATATCTTCCCTTGTGAGCGGGATAACTGGCAACGCCCCCATGATAGCGCAGGCGGCGGTACAGATCGTTGGAACGCTTGTCAATGGCATAGCAGAGCTGCTGCCCGTTATTATCAATGGCGCGGTGCAAATTGTTGTTGGACTGGCGCAGGGGCTGGGACAGTCCTTGCCGCAGTTGATCCCGCAAGTGGTGGCAATGATTACAACAATCGTTCAAACGCTGTTAGACAATATCCCCTTGCTGGTGGAAGCAGCGTTACAGCTTGTTGTAGGGCTGACGCAAGGACTGATTGCTGCGATCCCTGTTCTGATCGGAGCCGTACCCGCGATTATAACGAGCCTTGTCGGGGCGCTGCTTGCGGCCATACCGCAGATCATCCAGGCGGGCATTGACCTGTTAACCGCTCTTATCGGTGCGCTGCCGGAGATCATAGCGGCCATTGTAGAGGCCATACCGCAGATCATAGACGGGATAATAACCGCCGTTTTAGGCAGCATACCGCAGATCGTTCAAGCCGGAATAGATTTGCTTGTTGCGCTCATTCAGGCGTTGCCGCAGATCATAACGACTATTGTTGCGGCTATGCCTCAAATCATAGGGGCAATCTTGACCGCAATCACGGGCGCGATCCCGCAGATAATTCAAGCGGGCGTGCAGTTGTTCGTTGCTCTTATCCAAAATCTGCCTACAATCATAGCGGAAATCGTGAAGGCCGTGCCGCAGATAGTGAACGGGATCGTTCAGGCATTCGCGGGCTTGGTCGGGCAAATGGTAACAGCGGGCGGCGATCTCCTTCGCGGCTTGTGGCAGGGTATCAGCGGCGCGGCGGGCTGGTTGTGGCAGCAGGTGTCCGGATGGGCCTCTAACCTTGTGGCAAGTATCAAGGGCTTCTTCGGTATTCACTCCCCGTCAACGGTTTTCGCTGAGATCGGCAACAACATGGGTCAGGGCGTAGGCGTGGGATTCGGTGAGAGCATGGGCGGCGTCACTGCTGAAATGACCGCCGCTATGGGCGGAGCGGGAAACATGACCGCCGCCGAAGCGTTGCGATCCGTCAACGACGGCATTATATCCAACGTGGCCGCGCTGGACAGCGCGGTAACGGCCATTGTCCAGCAGATAGTAACCGGAATGACGGCGCAGGCCGGACAATTTACGCAAGTCGGTGTAGATATGTCTGCCCGGATATCCGAAGGCATTATAAACGGGCTTTCAACTATCACGGACAAAATGGCCCAGGTGGTTCAGTCCGTGATTACCGCCTTTACCGCGCAGCATGGCAAGCTGACTGCGGAGGGCGTAAACATGAACAAGGCCATAGCCTCCGGCATGGTTAACGGCATTCCGCAGATCACGGGCAAGGCCGCGCAAATCGTGCAATCGGTCATTACCGCCTTTACCGCGCAGCATGGCAGACTGACCACGGAGGGCGTGAACATGGACAAGGCCATAGCCTCCGGCATGGTGCAGGGCATTCCGCAGATCACGGGCAAGGCCGCGCAGATCGTACAGTCGGTCATTACCGCCTTTACTGCGGAGCACAGCAAGCTCACCACGGAAGGCGTGAACATGGACAAGGCCATAGCCTCTGGCATGGTGCAGGGTATTCCGGAGATCACAGGCAAAATGTCGCAGATCGTCCAGGCTATTGTTTCCACTCTGAACAGTTTCACATCTGAATTCACCGCGGCAGGACAGAACATGGTACGCGGTATCTGGCAGGGCTTTCAGAGTATGTCCGGATGGCTGGAAAGCAACGTGCGCGCTATGATGCGCCGCATAGTGGCCGCTGTCCGCGCGGAAATGCAGATTGCTTCCCCGTCGAAGGTATTCGCGGGGATTGGCGCGTACATGGCCGAAGGCTTGGGGCAAGGCTTTGTCCGCGAAATGCGGGACGTTGAAAAGACGATCCGCACGGCCACGGCTTCCAGCGTGCCGGAGGTCAAACGGCCTTCCGGAAGAATCAGCCGGGGCGAAGACGGCGCGCGCGTTCAGGTGGTGCAGAACATCTATGCCGGTGAAACGAGCTATGCGAAGCAGCAGCGGGAGGCCGCAAAGCAGTTCCGCATGATCGCACGGGAGGTAATTGTCTGATGGCGAGGAAATATGAAATATTGACCTATACGAATGAGCGTGGGGAAAGCGTCAGTTTTTCCCACGCTTCGGTTTATCACACAAATGAGATCAGCGGCATTTCTGACGTGCGCAATGCGATTTACAGTATAAACAGTATGGGGCAGGACGGCGACACCTATTTAGGCAACCGCATTGAAAGCCGCGAAATTGAGATCGTGGGCAGTATCAGGGAGCGCAACAAAGATCAAATGCGGGAATACCGCAGGAGATTAAACCGCGTGTTAAACCCACAGTGCGCGGCGACACTGACCTATGAATACGGGAGCTTTAAGCGCGTGATAGACTGCAAGGTCGATAACGCCCCCGTGTTCACGCGCAAGGCGATCTTCCAGGACTTCACCATACAGCTTCTTTGCCTCAATCCGTTTTGGCGGAAGGAGAGCAAAACAAGGGACGATATAGCGACGTGGATCGGCGCGCTGGAATTCCCCGTTGAGATCGTGCCGGGGTGGGAAATCGGGTATAGACAGCCCTCATTGATTGTTAACGTGTATAACGACGGGGACGTGCAGGCCGGAATACGCGTGGAGTTCCGCGCGATTGGCGTTGTGAAAAATCCGTCGCTTTTGAACGTGGACACACAGGAATTTATAAAGCTGAATTACACAATGGAATCCGGCGACACGCTGACCGTTTCCACGGGCTACGGCGAAAAAGACGTTACCTTGAAGCACGGCGGCATAACAACGGACGCTTTCCGATATCTGGACGTTGACAGCTCATATTTACAACTGTCTGTCGGGGACAACCTTTTCCGCTATTCCGCGGAAGCAAACCTTGAGAATTTGGAAGTGTCCATATACCATGATGATCTTTATTTGGGGGTATAGCGCATGGAGCTTTATGTCTATGACCGTGACATGATCCTTCACGGGGTTATTGATGAAATTTCCTCCCTTATCTGGACGCGGCGGTATTGGGAAGCCGGAGAATTCAAACTGCTTGTGCCGTTCACGGAAAAGCACGTTGCCCTTCTGGTAAAAAAGCGCCTGATTTTAAGGCGCGGAGACACGGAGGCCGCAGAAATCCGGTATGTGCATATAAGCAAAAACCTTGAAGGGCTTGAGGAAATCGAAGTGCAGGGTAAATTTATCACGCAGTGGATCGGGAAACGCATTGTGCGCGATCAGATCACAGCCACAAGCGGGACGCAGGATATTCTATACCGTATCGTCCGCGAAAATGTCATTTCGCCCCGCGTGGCTGCGCGTCAAATTCCTGGTATCCTGCTTGACCCGCTGGACGAAGACACCGGGAGCGGCAAGATTAATTATACGTCCGAAGCCTTTATAAACGCGCTTTTAGCCGTGGAAACGGCAGCAAAGGCGGCAAAGCTGGGCTTCCGCGCACGTTCCGACGTGCGCACGGGCAAGCACTATTTCAGCGTGTACGCTGGACGCAATCTGACCGCAGACCAGACGGAAAACCCGCCCTGCATTTTCTCCCAGGAGTTCGACAACATCACGGAGCAGGAATATACCAACAGCATTGAAAACCTGAAAACAACGGCCTATGTGGGCGGCGAAGAGAAGGAGCCGCGTGTCGTGGCCGAAGTGGGCGGCGGTGCGTCCGGGCTTGACCGTGAAGAGGTATTCATAAACGCCACGGACATTACAAAGACGTACACAAACGAAGAACAGCAGGAGATCACACGCACGGACGCGGAATATTTGGCCCTTCTCTTGGAACGGGGCGCGTCGGAGCTGGAACAGTACGCCGAAACCTTGAGCTTTTCCAGCAAGATTAACACGCACGCAAATCTGAAATACCGCGAAGATTACGATTTGGGCGACAGGGTAACGTGCATCAATAAACGCTGGGGAATAAAAATCAACGTCCGCATTACCGAAGTGTCAGAAACTTATCAGCAGAATATTGAGGAAATCGACATTACCTTTGGCGAGAGCTTGCCCGCCCTGCTTACGCAGATACGGCAAATTACAAAATAAAGGGGTATAAACATGGAAAAATCAAGCTTTTTCAATTCCGTTTCCCATGACCGCGTATACCGCGCGGAGGAATGGGCGGAATACTTTGCTTCGTTTATCGGAAACGGTGTGTTCCCCGTTCCGTCCAACAATCTTCAAGTCGTGGCAAACTCGGGAATGGTCGTAACCGTAAAGGCGGGCAAAGCGTGGATCAACGGCTATTTCTATTACAACACAAGCGATCTTTCCTTAACGCTTCCGGTCGCGGACGGCGTGTTAAACCGGATTGACCGCATTGTTGTTCGCTGGGATTTGACAGAACGGCTCATTTCCGCCGTGGTAAAGTCCTCCGCGCCGTCTGCGTCGCCCACGCCGCCCCCGCTGCAAAGGGACGCGGACGCATACGAATTATGCCTTGCGGACATTACCACGGGCGCAGGCGTTACGGCTATATCGCAGGCCGTCATAACTGACCGCCGCCTTGACGGTTCCTTGTGCGGCGTTGTAGCGGGCGTGGTGGATCAGATCGACACAGACGCTTTCAATGCACAGCTTGAAGCGTGGTTTTCAGACTACAAGGCGCAGAGCCTTCAAGAGTACAACGATCTTGTATCCTACATGGATAGTTTGGAGCTTTTGGGGGATCAGCAGTATATTGCCCTTCAATCCTATATGAATGACTTCAAACTGAACGCGGAAAACGACTTCAACGCCTGGTTCGCTTCGGTGAAAAATTTGCTTGACGAAGACACAGTTGGGCATTTGGTAAACCTTATTCAGAACAACACCGCGCGCATTGAGCTGATCGAAGCCGTGCTCTTCAACGACATAACGGCAAACCCGTTCTTGATCCTCTTTGAAAATCTGGACGGGATCGTATCAACGGGCGTATGGAACGCGGCGTTGCAGAGGATCGAATGCTGACGCAGTGCGCCTGCACGGGCGCGGAATTATCGTGCGTGATCGGCAATATATTCACAGAGCTTCGCCCGCCCTGCGAAGCGTGCAGTTCGTCGGCGCTGGTGCTTTGCGGCCTTACACCTTCCGGCCACACCGCCACACTGACGATCACGGAGGCGGGCTTTGATTTTGAGGGGTGCGAAGAAGACACCGCAATTTTGGAGCGGGTCAGGAAAGGACGGTGTTTGAATGCAGGGGCAGGGACAGGAGCGGGAACGCCGGGAGCCTTCCGAATTCAATGTGATTGTGAAGGCGAAAGACCTTGTAAAACACACGTTCACAATCACAAACAGCACGGAGCGTTACCCTAAAAAATACCGCTTTACGCTGGTAAACCGTATTCAGGACAAAGCAGTTGATATTTACGAAATGACGCTTGAAGCAAACGAATTGGATTTGCGGCAGGCGGACGAATTCAGACAACGGCAGAAGCTTCAGGCAAAGGCGTTGACCTATTGCAAGGAGCTTCTATTTTTTATTGAGCTTTCGCAGGAAATGGGCTTTATATCAATGAAAAGCTGCGATTATTGGTCGAAACTGGTTCTTGATGTAAAGCACATGGTAGCCGCGTGGAAAAAGCGGGACAAAACGAGGGCTTAAAACCGTTTGGGGAATACCTTGTAGGTTCTTCTTTTCCTTTTGCACGCCCCCCGCCGCCGAATTCCGGCAATTCGTACAACGTGCGCAATGTCAATTCTTCGGGTGCGCTGAACAACAACAACGCGTACAACGGCAACAGGGGCGCGCGCCCGCTTCGGTGGATCATTCGACAGAGTAGGCCGCAGGCCGAAAACAAAATACCACCATCAAAGGAAGGTGTTTCCCGTCCCCGTTATCCACGGCGGGGACAAACACAGGATTGCCGATACCGGAGCATAGCCGCAGGGCTTGGCCGAGGTTATACACGGCAAGGAAAATTTTATAATGACTGACTTTGAAAAAATATGGAATTTTGAGAATCTATACCGCGCGTACCGTAAGGCGCGGCGCGGTAAACGCTGGAAGGGCGCGGCAGCAAAGTTTGAAGTCAATTTGCTGGAAGCCCTTCACCTTTTATGCGAACAGCTGCGGGCGAAAACATACCGTCTTTCCCCGTACAACATTTTCAAGGTGTTTGAGCCTAAAGAGCGCGTTGTAATGTCCAACAGCTACAAGGACAAGGTGGTACAGCATTCCTTGTGTGACAATGTACTGCAACCCCGGCTTGAAAAGTCCTTTATCAAGGACAATTACGCGTCGCAGGAGGGCAAAGGAACGCACTTCGGTCTTGACAGGCTGAAAGAGTTCATGCAGAGGTTTTACCGGAAGAACGGCGTTGACGGCTGGGTGTTGAAGGGCGATATTCGCAAATACTTCTATTCCATCCGGCACGACGTTTTGAAGGAGCTTGTGCGGAAGTATGTTGATGATCCTGATTGTCTTTGGTTGATAGATATGATTATAGACAGCACCGAAGGGAATGTTGGTATTCCTATCGGCAATCAGTCCTCACAGCTTTTCGCCTTGCTTTACCTGTCGCCGCTGGATCACTTTATCAAGGAAAAATTGGGCGTGAAATTCTATGGCCGCTATATGGACGATTTTTATTTGATCCATGAAAACAAGGAATATTTGCGCTATTGCTGGAAGGAGATTGAGAAACATGTAAATGAAATTGGGCTTTCCCTGAATGAGAAAACGAACATATACCCGTTGAAGAACGGGATTGATTTTTTGGGCTTCCATACCTATTTGACCGAAACGGGCGCGGTGATCCGGAAGGTTCGCCGGAAATCTAAAAACAACGCCCGCCGCAAGGTAAAGAAAATGTGCGATCTTATGGAGGCCGGGAAGATCGGGCCGGACACGGTGAAGCAATCATACCAGAGCTGGCGCGGCCATGCTGCAAAGGGTAATTGCTATCACTTGATCCATGACATGGATCAGTATTTCAACGAACACTTTAACAAGGCCGCCGCTGCGCTCAAAGAGCACGGCGGCGGTTCCATTTCAGAAAAGGGGGAATAAAAGAATGTCAAAGGCTTTAAGTTCGCTTGCCGTTGGTGCAACAATCGAAGTCCCCGTAAAGGCGGCGTTTCAATCCTTCCTGGGGAAAACCGTTGTCTTCAAGGTTGCGGACAAAAACCATTCCGGCTATCCGGCAAATTCCGTCACGCTGATAACGGATAAAATCCCGTTTCTGCTTGCGTTTGACGCGATAGAAGCAAGCAACAGCGACAGCAACCGGAAGCAGTACGGCAACAACCGTTATCTGCACTCAAACCTTCTCCAATGGCTGAACAGCAACGCGGCGGCGGGCAAGTGGTACAGCGCGAAACACGGCGCGGACGCGCCGCCCTCTTCGGCTAACGTGTGGAGCAATCATAACCCATATGACACGCGGGCGGGCTTTCTGGCAATGCTGGACGACAATTTCGTTGCGGCCCTTTTGGACACGACTGTAACAGTGGTGAAAAATACCGTAACGGACGGCGGGAGTTATGAAACCGTCACTTCTAAAATGTTCCTTGCGTCCACTACGGAAGTAGGGCTTGCAAACGAAAACAACATAGCCGAGGGCGTGAAACTGGCTCTTTTTACCAATGATACAAGCCGCCTTGCCTATCCCACGGCGGAATGTGTGAGCAACAGCACTTACACGAACAGCAGTTTGAACACTTCGGCGGCTTGGTATTATTGGCTTCGCACGCCGGATTCCGGCTATTCGTACGGCGTGCGCGGTGTCGATTCTTCGGGTGCGCTGAGCAACAGCAGCGCGTGCTACGGCAACGGGGGCGCGCGCCCGCTTTGTAATCTTTCCTCTTCTATCTTGGTATCTGATACCACCAATTCAAGAGGACACTACGAATTACAGTGGAACGCCGCACCGTCCACGCCTTCCGGCATTTCCGTTCCCGCAAGCTGTTACAGCAGTCAGAAGATCGCGGTAACGTGGGGAGCCTCCACCGATCCAGAGGGCGACGCGATCACATACATATTAGAGCGCGCCACGAACAGCGGGAGCTATACACAGGTCACGGAAACCGCCGCCCGCACCTATGAGGATAACGTGCTGACAAGCTGGAACACGGTAAAATACCGCGTAAAGGCGCGCGACAGCTTCGGAAATGAAAGCGCATATATCACTTCCAGCCCGTCCGCGGTTATTCACAATCAGCCGCCCACTATTTCCGGGCAGAATGCCGATTTAGGCACAAAGCGGGAGGGCTTTTCGTATGCCTACACCGTGGACGACGCGGACGGCGATATAGTGACCGTTGTTGAGGCGGTGGACGGAAAGCATCTGAAAAGCCATACGCCCACGCTTGGACAGTCCTATAACCTGACACTTGCCGGGAACGATTTTACGTCCCTGACAAACGCGGCGCATGAAATAACGATCACGGCCACGGACAGTGCGGGCAATTCGACAGTGCGCACGCTGACTTTCACAAAGGCAATCAATGGCTTTGTGATTTACCTTGATCCGCCGCTTGAAGCGGCACAGCAGCCGCGCCGCGCAAATGTGGTTGTGACGCGCCACATTCCCGCAGGCGGCACATTCAAGGTTGAAGCGTCAAATAACCCGTTTGACCCTTACCCCGTGTGGGAGGATTGCACAAACGCTGTCATGCAGGGCGTGGCGCATGTCTTTGAGAACACGGAAAACGCGGCCTTGCAGTTTGGGCTTAATGTCCGCGTGACCGTGGGCCGCGGCACAGCCCTTTCCGAATGCTGGGTATCTTCGATAGGGGGTAATTTTGAATGAGTGTAACACACAGGAAGGACACGCCGGGAGGCGGCACAGCGGAAACCGAAGAATTGAAGACGGAGCTTGAAGGCGTGAAGGCGGCGGGCGAAAGCACCGCTGCTTTGCTTTCCATGACATTCCGCGCACAGATCATTCAAGACCGCGCCGCGGGGACAAATGTAATTTCTGACGAAATGATCCTTGCTTCAACGGCAGTGATCGACTATCCGGAATTCCAGGACGGTCACGCCTACGCCGTGGGTGAAATAATCCGGTGCGACGGCCTCTATTATGAGGTCGTCGCCGCCCATACGTCCAACGCCGCCGCTTATCCGGTCGCAACCACATTCGCGTATTACCGCTTTGTGGAGCTGACGCACGCGGGGACACTTGATGATCCGATCACATACCCGGAAACCGCAGGCGCGGTTGTGGATGTGAAAAACGGGCTTTATTACAGCTACAAAGGCGCGGTCTACCTTGCGAAGCTGGATATGCCCGATTGCGCGTGGACGCCTGACACGCCGGGGATTTGGCAATGGGAAAAAGTTTGAAAGGGGGCGCGCGGGTATGGAACAGTTCTTAACGGTGCTTTCTGTGCTTAGTACGGTTTGCGCGATCATCTTCGGTTACGCGGCCTTTTCCCGAAACCGGAAGACGGAAACAGCGGACGAAGCTAAAAATGATGCTACGGTGCTTTCGGAAATCGGCTATATCAAGGCCAATACCGACGAAATCAAAGCGGAGCAGAAGGAGCTTAGAAAGACTAACACAGAGTTTATGGAACGGCTTGTTGCCGTGGAAGCGTCCGCAAAACAGGCGCACAAGCGTATTGACAGAATTGAAGAAGTGCAAGGGAAATAGCGACGGCGGCAACAACCGCTTAGATTATGCTTAAAAAGGAGAAAAAAGACATGGATACAACGAAAAAGCCTGAATTGAATATGCGGTATTACAACGGAGAGATCGACGACGATTTGCCGTATAAGGGCGTGTTAAACGTCGATCCGGAAACGGGGCTTATTTACGACGAAGACGGCGACGTGGTAGACAAGGCAACTTTGGAAACCTTTTGCGAAAGCAACGGAAGGGGGGCAGACAATGAGTAACAGTCCGCTTGTATGCTACACAAAATTAAGCCCGAACAATTCGGGAAAACGAAATCACAGTATAGACACAATCACAATTCATTGCATGGCGGGCAACCTTTCGATTGAAGCGTGCGGAAGCGTTTTTGCGCCTACTTCCCGCCGCGCTTCCAGCAATTACGGGATTGGAAGCGACGGGCGCATAGGAATGTACGTTGAAGAAGAAAAGCGTTCCTGGTGCTCTTCTTCCGGTGCCAACGACAACCGCGCCGTAACAATAGAGGTTGCAAACGACGGCGGAGCGGAAACGGGCTGGCACGTTTCCGACAAGGCGTATAACGCCCTGATTGACCTTGTGACTGATATTTGCAGGCGCAACGGGATTAAGCGGCTTCTTTGGCGCGGGGACAAGTCCTTGATCGGACAGGTGGACAAGCAGAACATGACCGTTCACCGCTGGTTCGCGACTACGGCCTGCCCTGGCGATTATCTGTATAGCATTCAAGGGCAGATTGCCGCAGAAGTCAACAAAAGGCTTGGAGCGGGAGAGGAAACGCCCGTCCCCGCCCCCACACCGGAGGCAAAGGCTATTTACCGTGTGCAGATCGGCGCGTACAGCGTCAAAGCGAATGCCGAAGCCTGCTTGCAGAGGGCAAAAGCGGCGGGCTTCCCTGACGCGCTCATAGTGGAGGGAAGCACCGGGCAGACTGACGCCCCCGCTGTGCCGCAGATCACAGTCGGAAGCACCGTGCGCCTGAGAGCGGGCGCGAAAACCTACACGGGCGGCACGCTGGCTGACTTCGTTTATACCCGCGATCATACCGTAAAGGCCGTTTCCGGGGATCGCGCGGTCATTAGCTACGGCGGCGTTGTGGTTGCTGCCGTCAAACTGGCCGATCTTACGCTTGTATGAGCGTATGCGGATAAATTAACGAAAGCGAGGATTTGACAACATGAACAACGCAACTATTCTTCTGGTGGTGCTGGCCGCGGTGCTGGCAGTATTCGGCGGGCTGGCCGTGGTGATCCCGCGGCTGGTAAAGAAGGGCATTGACCTTTCCGGCCTGCTGACAGGTACGGGAACGGTGCTTGAAACCGCGGATTGCGTGGTTGACACCTTGAAGACCTTTCTTCCCGGCAATGAGGCGATTGCGTTTATTGACCGCGTGATCGGTTGGGCGCAGAAAGCGGCAGAGGCCGCGGAACAGCTTTATAAAACAAGCAAAATCGAAGAGGCACAGCGGAAGGACGAAGCGACGCGGCTTGTGTATGAGTTTATCACCGCGGCGGGGGTGGAGCTTGACGGCGACATGAAGAAAATTGTTGACGGTGCGATCGAAGCCGCTGTTTTCGCCCTTCCGAAGACGCACACGGAACAGAATACATAAAGCCGCGCCCCGCTTCCATTCCTACGGCGGCGGGGGCTATTCTCTTTATGGAGGTTGACGCAATGAGCGAAGAAAAGACCACGACACGCAAGAAATCGGGCCGGAAGCCAAAGAACGCCGCCGCCCTGCCTGTTGAGCCGGAGAAGGCCGAAGAGGTACAGACCGCCCCCGCCCCGGAGGGGGGCGAAGGGAAAGAGGATCAGGCCCCGCCCGGGGTGACCGACGATAACCCGGGAGGGGACGAAGAGGCGGAAGAGCAGGCCCCGCCCGAAAATGGCGGCGGTGATCCCCCGCAGCAGGATGCGGAAGGTTGGGCCGTTGCCCGTGTGCTGAAAGTTACAAAGCCGCTTATGCAGGGCGAAGACGTTAAGGCCCTGCAAGCTGCCCTAATCGCCCGCGGCTATCATTGCGGAGCGGGCGGCGCAAGCGGCGTGTATGAGCGGTTCACGGCCTACGCCGTGCGGTGCTTCCAGTCCGCAAACCGTCTTATTGTGGACGGGAAGGCCGGACGCTTCACCGTTTCCGCCCTGGGCGGCACCTGGAAAGGATAATAACGCCCGCTCCGTTCCCTGACACTGATATAAGCCCCCGTGCTGGCCCTTGCAGGCTGGCACGGGGGCTTTTTGTCGTTTACGGGGCGTTTCCTGGGCCGCTCTTCTGATTTTTAACACGAATATGTTTATATAATACGCTAAAGTAAAGAATATTGCTGATGTTTAACACATAAAGGGAGGCGCACCGCATGAAGATTTACGATTACCACGGCAAAAAGAATATTTCCGGCGACAGGATACGGGAAGCAAGGCTAAAACAGAGGATTACACAAGAGGATTTAGCCGCAAAGCTGCAAATTGAAGGGGTGATTATGGAGCGGGACAGCGTTTCACGAATGGAGATCGGCACGCGTTTTGTGACGGATTATGAAATAGTGGTGCTTTCTAAAGTGCTGGGCATTTCCGCGCTTTGGCTTTTGGGGCTGGAAGATTGAAAAGACGGCGAGAAATCCTGCCGTCTTTTTGTATTTATTTTCCCAAAAGCTATTGACATACTATTAAGAGTATGTTAATATAATACCAGAAAGGAGGCAAACACATTGAGCAAACGAAAACCGCAAAAGAAAAGCGGTAATAAGAACGACAGCCCGATAAGCACAATCAATCTTATTACCGCCCTCGTGAATCTCGTGATAGCTATTCTACTGCTCATAGACAAGCTAACCGAGTAGAGGCGGGGGGCGGGAAACCGCCCCCTTGTAAAAATAATAACATGACAACGGCTCAATGTCAAATCTGTATGGACGTAATAATCTATATTCTTTGTGGAATTAGTATCATTCTATCTGTATATTCCATTGTAATCACTTTAAGGAGGCGGAAAGATGGGGGAAGGCAAAAGAAAGACTAAAACGTCAACCGCAGTAAAAAGGAGATATAACGAGAAGACATATACAATGATTGCCGCAAATGTGCCGAAAGAAATTGCGGCAGCATTTAAAGAGAAATGCGCCGCAGAGGGTATACCACAGGCGCAAATTATCAAGCGGGCGATAGATCAATTTTTAGCAGAGTAAAGGCACAGGGGGCGGGAAACCGCCCCCCGCTTTTCTACTTTATGGGGGTTAAGATATGGGACACCACCACAGCCATTTGACATTAGCAGACCGCTACAAAATTGAAGCTGGATTACTGGCAGGGGCAAAGCCGAAGGATATTGCGAAACAGCTTCATGTTCATATCAGCACCATATATCGGGAGGTCAAGCGCGCCCGCATGGTGCAGTTGACAACCGATCTTATAGAAGTGGATCGGTATAATCCGGACGAAGCACACAGGCGTTACCGTGAAAATCTTACCGCGAAGGGGCCTGGGCTGAAAATAGGCAATGACCGGGAGCTTGCGGACTATCTGGAAGCGAAAATGCTTGATAAGAAAATACCGCGTTCACCCGCCGCCGCTCTTGCAGATATCGCGTTAGAAGGCAAAGAATTCAAGACCACTATTTGTGTAACCACGCTTTACAGCTACATAACGAAGGGTGTGTTTCTGAATGTCACAAATGCAGACTTGCCGGAAAAGCCGAAGCGGAAGCGGAAATATAACAAAGTGAAGGCCGCGAAGCGTCCCCCGGCAGGGGAAAGCATAGAAAAGCGGCCCGCCGAAGTGGACACGCGGGAGACATTTGGACATTGGGAAATGGATACAGTTTATTCAAAGAAAGAATCCTCAAAGAATGCGCTGCTTGTTCTTACGGAGCGGAAAACCAGAAACCCGATTGTTGAAAATATGCCGGATCGAACAATGAACAGCACCGCAGAAATTATTGACGAACTTGAACGGCGGTACGGCGCAGATTTTCCAAAAATATTCAAGACTATTACCGTGGACAATGGCGGCGAGTTTTCAGACGTGGGACGGCTGGAAAGTTCTGTACTTCAAGAGGGGGAAAAGCGGACGAAGATTTATTACTGTCACCCGTACAGCAGTTATGAACGGGGATCAAATGAAAACGAAAACCGGATGATACGGCGGCGCTTCCCGAAAGGGACAGACTTCGGGAAAGTTACCGTTGAACAGGTGAAGGATGTTGAAAGCTGGATTAGAAATTATCCACGGAAAATATTGGGCTGGAAAACCTCTGAAATACTCTTTCAAGAATGCCTAAAAGAGCTTTGAAAAAATTTTTATATTTTTTTCGCATTTAATCTTGACATTTGCGGGTGTTTTCTCAAAGAAAGAGGGGCGAGCCCTTTGGCCCGCCCCTCTGTTTGGGTAATGCGTATAATTTTTCTCTCTTGGCAATAAATTAGCCGAGGAGCTGCAGGACGCCCTGCGGGACCTGGTTCGCCTGGGCCAGCATGGCCTGGGCGGACTGGATCAGGATGTTGTTCTTGGTGTAGGCCATCATCTCTTCTGCAACGTCTACGTCGCGGATGGTGGACTCGGCGTCCTGGATGTTCTCTGTCATGACGGACAGGTTGTTGATGGTGTGGTCAAGGCGGTTCTGGGTCGCGCCCAAGTCGCCGCGGATGTCAGACACATAGTTTATAGCGGACTTGATCACGTCTACTGCCTTAGCGGCACTCTCCTGGTCAGCGATGGAGATGTCTGCGATGCCCATGGCGTCGGTGTGGCAGTCCTTGATGTTGACCTTCAGCTGGTTGAAATCATCGGCTGTGTCGCCAATCTGAAGGGTCAGGGGTTTGCCGGCAGTCTTTGCCTTTGTAGCTGTTGCAGCGGCGTCCACGGTCTGTATGCCGATGTAGCTGGCAAATTTATCCATATCGGTCATGTCAGTGATGTCCTTGGCATCTTCCTTCTGCTTGAGGGTGATGTCGCCGGAGCCGTCATTTACATAGCCCACGGTGAAGGTCTTGTTATCTTTTGCAACCTCAGTTAGCTTAGCGGCAATGTTATCCAGAGTAGCCTTTTCATCCTCCACATAAACCACATTCTTGGCATCCTTATAGACGCTGTTCGGACCAACAGCGATTGTGTAGGTATCATCGCCCAAGGTAATTTTGGTGCCATCAGTCAGATAGTCGCCCATGTGGACGGTTGTGCTCGCTAAGGTGTTGGGCTGGCTGGCTACATAGCTGACATCAATCTCAGTTTGGAAGTTCACATAGCCGTCAGTGCCGTAGCTGTAGGCATCGGTACCCTTTGCAGTAGCGTCCACAGTAGTATTGGCGGGAGGAGTAGCACCGGTGGAGGCCAGTGTACCAGCCTTCTTTGCCTCGAACACAATTTTACCTGTGCCCTTTGTTGCTGTCCATTCGTTTGCTTTATCCGCATTGTAGGCAGCTATCCAAGCATCAAGCTGTTTGTCAGCCGTTGCATCCGCATCAGCATCCGCATGGAAAGTGTACTTTTTCCCGTTAATGGTCACATCCACATCGTCACCATTCGTGGTATCCACGACGGTATGATCCGTCAAGCCATAGGTATCGTTGTCGGCATCCGCAAGCTCATACTTTGCTTTGGTGGCCTGCACGGTGCTCCCGGCAATACCGGTCAGCTTAGTCTGATAGGAGAGAGAAACATTCTTAGCATCGGTATCCAGATTCGTCTTTGAAGCAGCGTCTACGGTCAGAACAATTTTGTTTCCATCGGCAGTCACATCATATTTGATGGCGGTACCGTTTGCCGTAGCAGCGCTTGTGTAACCATCGGAGAGATTAGCTCCGCCGTTCTTACCGGATGCCAAAAAGGCGTTAACGATATCCTCGGCTGTAGCAGTTGAACCGGCCTTGTTCTCGCTCATGACAGCAGCCAGCTCTGCTTCCGTAATTGTATAATCTGTAGTACCGATTGTAAGTTTAATATTTTTGTCAGCAGCTCCTCCATCTGCGCTGAGAGTGTGGGTCACGCCGTCGAAGCTAATGCTTGAGCTGAGCGTTCCGGTATCGCTGTCTTCTGTTTCCAGAATAGTCGCGGTGCCCACATCAGTAACAGCATTGGTGGTGCTCTGGCTGAGCATCAAGCTCTTGATCTTGGTTGCATCCAGCCCGTCACTGTAAACAGTGGGAACGGCGCTGTCCATAGAGCCATCCAGCAGGTTGATGCCGTTGAAGTTGGAGCTGTCGGCGATACGGTTGATCTCGGAACGGAGCTGATCCAGTTCCTTCTGCATCTGGGCACGATCCGTCTCGTTGTCATATGTGCCGTTTGCGGACTGAGTAGCCAGCTCGACCATACGGTTAAGCATATCGTGAACTTCGGTCAAAGCACCCTCAGCGGTCTGCACCAGAGAGATGCCGTCCTTGGCGTTCTTCTGAGCAGTCTCAAGACCGGTGATCTGTGCGCGCATCTTCTCGCTGATGGCCAGACCTGCGGCATCGTCGCCCGCGCGGTTGATTTTATAACCGCTGGACAGCTTCTCCAGGTTCTTCTGCATAGCAGAAACGTTGTTGCTGTAGTTCCTGTAGGCATTCATTGCCATAATATTGTGCTGTATACGCATTTGTTTTGCCTCCTTAGCAAAATTTTTACGTGTTTGGACTTTCCTTCGTCCTTCCACGGTATTAGA